AACACAGGTAAGGTATTAGGTATGATGTCTTTGGGTTCTGATGTTACATCTATAGCAGCTAGAGATAAATATATTGGATGGACTAAAGATAATAAATTTAAAGATGGTAAGTTAAGATGTACTAGTATAGGAACATCTATTGTAGCAACACAACCATTAGGTTATAACTTTCTTGGTGGGAAGTTGGTTGCTATGTTATTGACTTCAGAAGAGTTAAGAGCTCATTGGAAGAAAACTTATGGTGATCCATTAATTGGTTTGACTACTACATCTCTTTATGGTATCCATTCAATGTATAATGGAATTCCACTTTGGAAAACATTAGGAGAGTCCGCAGGTAAAGTTTCAATTAAACCTGATGATTCAGTTTATAAGCCTTGGTTAGATTGGATGAAGCAAGAAAAAGCAGAAGATTTTAAAAAGATATCAACTCAGAAAGAAGGTGTTAGTGGTCCTCCAACTGGAGTTAAACAACAGATACTTACTTATATATTTAGAGAGTTGGGGATAAAGAAATCAGATTATGATCATGGTTACAAAAGAGGAATTTATTTTAGTTCATTCTATGAGAATGGTAGGGATTTCCTCAGAGGTGAAATAGATGATAGTGATTTGAAAATGAGAAAACAATTTGTAGAAGGTTATGATTATATTAATGCTTGGTGGAAACGAAAAGCCCTACGCAGATATACAAAACTTCATACAGAAAATAGATTAAAGCCCGAGATGTTATATTATTCAGATATGCTGGGTATGACTTGGGAACAAGCAAAAGAAAAATATTTAGGAGATGTAGGAAGATAATGAAAGTAAATGATTATGGAATGGATTTTTTGGAAAAAGACGATTATTCGGAATATAAATATAAAATTTTAGTTTATCCGAATATAACTTATCAAAAAGATTTAGAAAAAGACTCTTATGTAGTTGTACTTACAAATATAATAAGAGAATTAAATAAAATAAGAAATGATATACATTGGACAATAATATCTCCAGCACATATTCATAGTCTTGATTTTTATAATACAGAACAAATTTTAGTACCAATGCCATCTTATCCAAATGCTATGAGAACTCATTTCGATTTTAAACGTATTATAAAATTAATTAATTGGAAAAAAATGGATTTTGATATTGTATATTCACATCTTCCAGAACATACTTTGCAATTGAAAAATCTTATATATAATAATACAAATATAAATCCCTTATTTATTGGTTACACACATTGGACAGAATTTCCTGAAATAACCAATTATGAGATGACTATGATGGATGTTAATATTCTAGGACTATTAGAAATGGAAGGGTGTGGAATAAATACACAGGCTCAAAAGGAACTTATCTTAAAGAATGCTAAGAAAAATTTTAATAAAAATGTTATTGAACGCTTGGATAATATAATTGTTCCACAATATTTGGGGTGGGAAATCCCAAAATATGAAAAACAAAAAACTGATAAAAAAATAATTGTATTTAATCATAGGCCACATAAATATAAAAGTTATGATTGGTTTATAAAACAAATGGATAGATTGTGGGAACAAAGACAAGATTTTGAAGTTTGGAATGAATCTAGATTTTATGATAGCTTTATTGATGATTATGATGAGTGGAAAAAGGAAAATGAATTTGAAGTGTGGGTGCCTTTAACTGATAACTTAAATAGAGCTTATTTAATTAATAATAAATATGATAGATTTGGTTACTTTTCCAAATTATCAAGTTGTAGAGTTGGTGTTTGTGCCAAACAAAAATATGCTGGTTGGGCAGTTTCTGCTACTGATGGTATGAGTGTTGGTGTACCATATATGTTTTCCGATGATGATTATTATCGTGAATTAGCCGGAGGTTCTGGAATATATTACTCAAATGAAGATGATTTTAATAATAAGATAAATAAAATTTTAGATGATGATGAGTATAGAGAAGATTGGTCTAAAAGATCTTTGGAAAGATTTGAAATGGGTAAGTGGGAAAATATGATAGTGAAATTTAATAATATATTAAATAAAACAATAGATATGTTACCTGCTATAAAGGAAGATACCGATTCATATAATAAAATTGTTAAGTTTATTAAAACTAAAAAATCAGTAAGTAAAAAAGATATACTTGAACATTTAGGTTGGGGAGTTAGAATATCCTTTACCGGTTATAGAAATAAATTAAGAAAAGATTCAATAATTAAGTTTACAAAAAATAGATACGAGGTAATATAAATGAAAAAGTTAACAGCCGAACAAATAGAAATGAATTGGCAAACATTAATGGGTATTATAGACAACACATTTGTGGATACCGATGATAATGAAAGACATACAAAGTTATGTGAAATGTATGATGATTTAAAAGATAGAATGATGTTTGCACCTGCAAGTGCTAAAGGTCATTATCATAATGCTATGCCCGGTGGATATGTTGAACATATTATTCACATCATAAGTCATTCACTTGAACTAAAACAAGTGTGGGAAAAGAATGATGCAAAAATAAACTTTACAGATGAAGAGTTGGTGTTTGCGGCTATGCATCACGACTTAGGTAAAGTTGGTGATTTGGATAATGATTATTATATCCCACAAACATCGGATTGGCATAGAACAAATCGTGGTGAGGTATATACACACAATCCAGATCTTCAGTATATGAAAGTACCTGATAGGGGGTTGTGGTTACTTCAACACTATGGAGTTAAGGTTACTGAAAATGAATATATTGGAATTAAATTAACAGATGGTTTATATGATGAAGCAAACAAATCTTATTTGGTGTCTTATAATCCAGATTGGGCACTTCGTTCTAATCTACCTTATATTTTACATCAAGCTGATATGATGGCAACACATATTGAATATGATCAATGGATGAGAAGTAATAAAACTTCTAATGGAGTTGTTACAAAAGCTCCAAAAACAAAAGATGAACAAAAACAAGTAGACAATCTCAAAAATAAATTTGATGAGTTGTTTGCATAGGAGATAAGTTATGTGGTGGTGGATATTAACAATATTATTCTTTTTAATTAGTTCGGGTTTAAGTGCATTGGTATATTTTTCATTAAGAAGGATAAATCAATATGAAGATTTAATTATTAGATTTCAACAATTAGTTTCATATTCAACCGAACATATGAAGAGAGTTGATACTAATGGACATTATAAATCTGATGATGAAACTGGTTTCTTTTTTGATCAATTGAAAGAACTTCAATTAATGTTAGATGATATGTTTGAAACAGAAGATGGAGAAAATACTAATGGGTAGAAAAAGAAAAAATAGGGTCTATTTTGACATGGATGTTCAAGATGCAATTATTAGATATAATGATTTAGATCCAGATGAAAACCAATCGGAACGAAATAAAATATATCAAGAAGAAATACATTATGCTTTCGATAAACTTTGTGAGAACATAATTAATACATTTAAGTTTAGTTATTTTGATTATGGATTTCAAGATATTAAACACGAAACTGTAGCTTTTCTTGTAATGAATATTCATAAATATGATCACACAAAAGGCTCAAAGGCTTTTAGTTATTTTTCAGTAGTAGCTAAAAATTATTTGATATTACATAATAATGCTAATTATAAAAAATATAAAACTCATGATGATATTATAAAATTAGATATTACTAGAGGTTCGATAAATGATGCCCATGAAAAAAGTAAATATATAAGAGATTTTACGGATGAGCTCATTAAATATTTTGATAATAATATACTTAATATTTTTAAAAATAAAAGAGATATTGATGTTGCTTTTTCTATAGTTGAATTAATGAAAAATCGTGAAGATATTGAAAACTTTAATAAGAAATCATTATATATTCTTATTCGAGAAATGACGGATGTAAATACATCACACATAACAAAAGTAACAAATGTATTGAAAAGGCATTATAAAATGATGTTGGAAAGATTTGATAAATATGGTTCGTTGGATATAAATAATTTTTTTAAATAGTTAAATATATCATAATTAGTTTATATTAAAACCCGCTTATTAAAGTGGGTTTTTTTTTATTTTCAATCAATTTTTGTAAATTTAATATTTATATATGAATAAATACATCTAACATAGGAGAATAAGATGTCAGACAACAAAGAAATATTTAAAGGTAAAACTTTTCAAGATTTAACCAAAGATATATATGAAAATACTCAAAACAAAAAGAAACAGATAGATTTATTAATATCTGAAATACACGGTTTTATAACAACCATTGATGATGTTATTTTGGTAGCACCAATTATAAAAGAATATATGGAAGTATCAGTTAAGAACGATGAACATCTCGTTAAACTTGCTGGTGTGTTACAACGAATCATTTCAAAGTCAATGGGAGCTGACGAAGAAAGTATGTTATTATCAGATTCAGAAAAAGAAGAATTGATGGGAACATTACAAGATACCGTAAATGAATTACAGAGTGAAAGTGACAGATTAAATAAAATAAAACATGAAACTATAAAATTTAAGGATAATTAAATGGCATCTATATTTGTAACATCGAAAAATGTTAAAGCAGAGGGATTTCTCGGTAAGGACATAAGTGTACCATTTTATTTACAATTTGTTCCTGGATATGTTACCAAAGTAATAACATCCAATCAAAGTCTGGCATATGATAATAATTTAAGAAATCAAAATAGTATAATTGCTAAATCACATATTAATTATCAACCATTAAATAAAGGTACAGCTGTCGGTGAAGAGGGTAGATATTATCCAATGTTTAGAGGTATAACTGATGTTCCAGCAAAGGGTGATCCAGTTTTACTCGTTACAATTGGTAATATTAATTATTATTTAGGTCCTTTAAATGTTATAAATAGTCCAAATTGGAATTTTGATAATATGAAAATAGATGATTTTTCAAGTGGGCCACAAGAAGATACGCCAACTGTTCGTGATTTGAAAGGTGAATCTTTAAATTACGATAAAACATCTCATAAAAGATTAATTAAAACATACAAAAATGATTTAGATAAACCACATGGAGCTGTAAATGAAATTCATGGTGATTTGATGTTGGAGGGTAGACATGGTAATAGTATAAGAATTGGTAGTAGATCTGTCAATCCTTATATTTTTATTTCAAATGGTAGAAGTGAAGGTAATTATGTGGAAGGAACTAAAGATGGTTCACTTATATCTATAACAAAGGATGGATCTATACGACAGCATTTTAGTGGAGATAGTAAAATTAAGTCCACCAATATTGTTTCTGAACCATTTACATTAAGTTCAGATTTAGTTAGTGAAAATACAAGATTAATTGCTGGAATGGTAACTGCTGTTAATGGTGGTTCTGATGCAACTGAATTAATTTATAGTTATAATAAGAATCAAATATTACAAACATCTGATAGAATAACTATAAATGCTAAAAAAGATCATTTATTTTTATCTTCAATTGGAAATATACATATTGGTGCTGGAAATAATTTAACAATTTCTGTTAATAATGATTTAATAATTGATTCAAGGAATATTTATTTAGGGAAACCTTATGATGGTAATGAAAGTTTTGAAATGGAGCCGATGGTTTTGGGCCAAGAATTAGCAAATGTATTAAATGATTTAATAACTTGTTTATCAACTGCTCATTTTATTTCACCAGCAGGTGCTCCATTACCATTAATAGATCAAACACAAGCTCCAATAGCAACAACACCTGGAGCTAATAGAAAAAGTTTAAAAACTATACAGGGAGAAATAAATAAAATTTTAAGTAGTTATCACTTTATTGAAAAAAACGGTCAAACAAACAAGTAGGAGGTTATTATGAAGAAGTCAACATTAAGAACAACAATTAGAGCAATAGTTAGAGAAGAAGTTGCTGAAGTAATTCAGGAAGTTATTACTGAATTAAAAAATCCAACTTTAGATAAAAAACCTAAAAAGAAAAAAGTAGTTAATGAAAAACAACATTTTACATCTAATTCAGTTTTAAATGAAGTATTGAATGAAACAGTTAACAATGAGGAATGGAAAACAATGGGCGATAATACATTTGATTCGAGTAGAATGAATGAAGTCGTTGGAAAGTCTTATGGAAATATGATGTCTGATAATTCAAATGGAAGTCTGGTGGTGGAAATGGGTGTAAATCCAAATGATCCAGCTGCTGCATTTTTAAAGAAAGATTATAGAAAATTGATGAAAAAAGTGGATGAAAAAAAAGGTAAGTAAATGGGATTAATGCAAGATTTAATAGATGCTAAATTAATAGCTGAAAATGCTAGACGAAATAGAATGGGTGTTGAAGAAATACAAGATGCTCCACCGGAATTAGAAATTGAAGCAGAAGGTATAAGGGATGCCATATTAAATTTTTTGACAAGTGACGATTTAATTTGGACTATTGATAAATTTAAAGCTTCAGTTGAATTGGAAGAAATATCTACGGAAGAATTGGGAGCTAAAGTTGATACCAATGTTGATACTAATGTGAATGTTTCTAATATATCAGGAGCTCCATCTGCTGGGGGTGGTATAATCCCCGGAACTGGTACAGGAACTGGAAAGGGTAAGGGAACTGGAACTGGTACTGTATCTGAAGGATTGAATATGAGAAGAGATGGCGGTAAACACGGCGGGGAGTTAATGGCAGTTGGATATGCTTATATTGGAGATAAAGAAGTAGTTGGTGTTGACAATATTTCACCCAAAAATGAAGAAACAGAAGTAAGATTAGATATAGATAGAATACCAGAGGAATTAAAATAGAATGGCAATAAAAGATACAAAAAGAAAACCTTATATAGAAGATAATGATGAAAACATTTTTATTGGAATAGATTTACCGTTTAGAAAATCAAATGGTAAAGAAGGATACTTTGCATCTACAACAACAACTATTGAAGCAGTTAAAAATAATATAAGAAATTTAGTAAGAACAAATACAGGTGAAAGATTAATGCAACCAAATTTGGGATTAAATTTAAGAAATTATATGTTTGAGCAATTTACAGATGAAACAATTTTAGGTGTACAAAATGATATTGTAGATACTTTTAAGGTGTGGTTGCCATTTGTGGAAATACGAGATATACAGGTTAGTATGGATGAAAATGATTCCATAGGAAAAAATAAAATGAGTATTAATATAGTATTTAATATAACAAGAGATCCAGATACATTAGAATCTGTTCAAATAGAAATAGGAGAATAATAAATGCCTTATTCAGATAAAGATTTTAAAGAATCAAATGTAAATTATATAAATAAAGATTTTTCTTCATTAAAAAATTCTTTAGTTCAATATGCTAAAACATATTTTCCTAATTCATATCGTGACTTTAATGAAACTTCACCTGGTATGATGTTAATAGAAATGTCAGCATATGTTGGTGATGTATTGTCGTTTTATATTGATCAACAATATCGAGAAATGATGTTACCATTAGCAGAAGAGAGAAGAAATGTTATTAATATGGCAAAGATGTTGGGGTATAAAGCTAAACCAATAGTTCCAGCATATGTGAATTTAAAATTTACACAAGTTGTTGATGCTGATGTTGTGGATGCTTCAAGACCAAATTATTCACAAGCTTCAACTTTTGACAAGGGTGTTAAAGTAACAGCAACAACTGATTCTGAAGTTATTTTTGAAACATTAGAAGAAGCTGATTTTACTGTGAGTGGTGCTATAGATCCTGAAGTTAATTCAACCAATTCTACTTCTGGTGTAGTAACCGATTGGAAATTAACAAGAACAATAAAAGCTATAAGTGGTGAAACAAAAACAAAAACATTTGATGTTACTGCTCCATCTAAATTTTTAAAATTAACTTTATCCGATACTAATATTATTGAAATTATAAGTATTATGGATTTAAATAATAATAGATGGTATGAAGTTGATTATTTAGCACAAGATAAAGTACCAATTGAAACACATTATTCGGTTGACAGTACTAGAACTGATAATCTTGGAAATCAAAATGCTGGGATTGATCAAGGTCAAGCTGGAATATCCTTACAAGTTCCATATTCATTAGAATATATTCAAACCAATAAAAGATTTATAACTGAAGTAAATGATAATGATACAACTTCAATTATATTTGGAAATGGTATTTTGAATAACGGAGCTTCTTTGGCAAGTAGTTTTCTTGATTTTGAACAATCTGGAATAACAATACCTGGTCAGACAACCGACTTAGACGGTTATGTTGATCCTTTGTTGGGAGACGGATATGCATCTCTAGGAGAAGCACCAGCACATACAACTTTAACTGTAACATATCGTGCGGGTGGTGGTATAACGGCTAATGTTCCAAGTGGAGACATAACCACAATATCAGGAACACCATCTGTTATAAGTGGTGATTCGAGTGGAACAATTAATTCTGTAACAAATGAATTACCAGCAGTAGGTGGTAAAGGTAAAGATACAGTAGATGAAATAAGACAAAGGTCTATGGCTTTCTTTTCAACACAAAATCGTTGTGTAACAAAAGAAGATTATGAAGCAAGAATATTAAGTTTACCATCAAAGTTTGGAAATATTGCAAAAGTTTATGTTACTAGAACTGATGTTAATAATGATGGATTATTAGCTCTTGATGAATATACCTTGAGTGAAATTGGAGGTTTGGGTGATTATATAACTAATGTAACTGAATTAATTACACTTATAAATACTGGTGGTAGTTTAGAAGAAATAATAGCTGATGTAGCTCTGGGAGGTTTTACAGCACCCGATTTAGGTACTGATATATCTGCAAACTTTGGAACAATATCTATTTATATATTGGTATACGATAATAATAAAAATTTAATTGGTGATCCAAGAACCAATAGTGATAATTATTCTCCAGCTTCAAATGGAACTTCAATACCTACATTACTTGCTCAAAATATTAAAACACACCTTGAACCATTTAAAGTATTAACAGATTTTATACAAATAAAAGATGGACATATAATTAATTTCGGTGTATTTTTTGATGTAGTAGCTCATAAACATGCAAATAAAAAACAAGTTAAATTTAATTGTATTCAGAAGATAATAGATTATTTTAATATTGATAAAATGCAATTTAGACAACCCATTTATATAAGTCAATTGGAATCTGAATTGATGGATGTAGATGGTGTAAGATGGGTAAATTCAGTTACTATAACACAAGAAAATGATTATCTTGTTGAGGGTGGCGGTGGCCAAACATTTAGTCCATTTTTATATTCACACAGTATAGATGGTAACGCAATTGTTAACGAAGATAATACTGGAAATGGTCAAATTGGTTATGGTTATTTATATAATTTTTCTAATGCTCTTAGCGAAGGTATAATATTACCATCTGAAGATCCAGCAGTATTTGAATTAAAGAACCCAAAACAAAATATAAAAGGAGTAGTAAAATAATGCATCATTTTATTTACGCAACAAAAGATTCATGGATATCAAGTGGTTCAAGTCATATTGATGGAACTTCTTATATAGATCAAAATTTTGGACAAGATCCTATTCTTGAAATTAAAAAGGAGTTTTGGAATAAAGATTTTGATTATCAAACAAGAGCTTTAGTTCAATTTGATTTAACTGATTTATCTTCATCATTGGTTAATGGTGATATATTAGATTCAACCGCAGCGAATTCTCCACGAAGTGCAAGTTATTATTTAAGATTATATGAAGCAGAAGGAAATCAAGAATTATCAACGGAATATACACTTGCCGCTTTACCAATATCAGAAAGCTGGGATGAAGGAACAGGAAAATTTGGTGCAAATCCTAAAATTACAAATGGTGTGAGCTGGAAGAATAGAAATTATTATCCTGGTTCAAGTGAAGTAAACTGGAGTGGTTCATTTGGTGAAAGTGGTGGTGTAACTGTATTTACCAGTAGTTTAGGAGGAGATGCATCACAATCATTTTCTTATCAATCACCTGATATAGAAATGGATGTAACCGATATAGTAAAAAATTGGTTACTGACTGGTTCTAATTCAAATAATGGTTTCCTTATTAGATTTAGTGGAAGTCAAGAAACTGATAGTAAAACATTTGGTAAACTTAAATTCTTTTCTTCACAAACACATACTATATATCCACCTAAACTTGAAGTAAGATGGGATGATCATGTGGTAATAACTGGAAGTGCTACTGGTAGTATGACTGCTTTAACAATGAGTGGTGTCGAAGATAATTATCTTTATATGAAAAGATTTAGAGAAAAATACAGAGAATCAGAAAAGGTCAAATTTAGAATTGGTGCAAGAAAACGTTACATACAAAAAACATTCTCAACTTCTGTTCAGACAATAACAGGTTCTTACATACCTGAAAATAGTGGTAGTTATTCCATTGTTGATGTTGCAACTGGTGAATCTATCGTACCATTTTCAGATTACACAAAATTATCATGCGATTCAACTTCGAATTATTTTATTCAATGGTTGAATGGTTTTGCTCCTGATAGAGTTTATAAAATTTTATTAAAACTTAATGGTGATGATGGGCAGGAGCAGATATTTGATGAAGGTTTTGAATTTATAGTTACTCGTTAAAAAAATCGGAGTTCACAAATGGCAAATATAACTTTAGAAGGATTATTTGATAAAATATCTGACGCAATAATAGATAATTTAGACATATTTCAGACTACTATACCTGAACATCAGAAAGTAGTTAGAGATGGTTTATTAAAGGTTGGAAGACAGTCTGGTGAAAAATTGGTGTTGTTTGATAAGGATGTTATAGCTAATAGTGAAGATTTACTTGAACAAATTTTGACTGATATAGGAGATGTACTTCCCGAAAATGTTGAAGTTGATATAGGAGAAGGTGGATCTATAACTGTTTTGTGGGATAATGGTAATAGTAGTTCCGACATAACAGATATAGTCTACAATATAGGTGAAGGCAATCCACTAAATGTAGGACAATTTATTGATTTTGAGGAAACAACTTCTACAATAGATTCAGAGTTAGCTAAAGAATTTCTTGATACAAACATATTTGAACTTCTTCAAGCTGGTGATACAAGACAACAAAGAATAAATAAATTTTTTGCTGAATATGTGGCATTAAAGGGAGATAATCCACCAGAATTTGATATAGATGGTGATGGTTTTGTTGATGAAGATTTTGATTCTCTTGAATATTCAGAGCAAAATGATATATCATATGCTCAAACAAATAATTTAGATGAAGAAAGTAAATTTATAACAAGATTAAATCAAGATGCTAATTCAGGAAATCAATCAAAAACATTACAATGGTTAAGAGATGATTTAAGTAATTTTTTGGAAGATGTAGATGAAGAAATAGAAACCGAAATTCAAGATGACAGACCAGAATACAAAAACAAATCAGATGGTTTTCTTAAAATACGAAATCTAAATCAAAGTATAATTGTAAGAAAACAAGAAGGTAATGATATTGGTATTGAAAATAACATCATCGTTCCAGCTGACGCTACTAATGATCTTGCTGCTGGTTATCCACACCCCCACATAGGTGGAGAAGGTCCAAGTTATTTAACGGAAGGACTCACAATAACAATGTGGGTTAGGTTCTTAGATAGAACAAGTAGAGGAACATTATTTAATTATGGAAACCCATTAAGAGGTATAGATCCAAAAGGATTTAGATTAGAAACATATGTATTGGGAAAAAATGAAGAATTGGAAACACAACCAGGTCAAACTTGGGGTACGGTTGCTGATCCATATACAGGTGACGATAAATTTTTCGCAAATAATGATTACGAAAGATTTATAAGATTAGTTGTTTATGATCACATACCAGATGTTGCTGATGGTCAAAGAAAACTATATGATTCACATCTAGGATTACCTGGATTACCAAGATCAGATAATTCTGTTCCTGAATTTGGACAAAGTACTTCTACAAATTATGGAAAAGGAAATGAACTTTATCTTCTAAATAATATAAGAGTTCCAATTAATTTTACTGAATGGTATTTTGTAGTTGCTACCTATAATCCATTAACAAATGATCTATTGGGTTATAATTCAGTACCTGAATATTGGACTGGTAATGTTGATCCTGATGGTGGTGGAACTATAGCTAATCCATCATTCACTAATGATTCTGGTTATGGTGCAAAATGTAAAGTAGAAATTATATCACGAAGTGACTTGTTACGAGCAAGAGGTTATAAGGTTTAACAATCAATGAAAATATATAATGAAGTCATATTAAACTGGAATGACGAAACTGAACAGTTTGAAACTGTTTATGAAGATTCGTTTGAGTATGATGGTCCGGTAGAACTTGCTATGGCGTTTGGTTGCTGTAA